GGTTAGCTGGGTGATGGGGAGTGGAGAGCGGGAGAAGGGGTTGTGGGGATTGGGTGCGGGGTGCGGGGTGCGGGGAGCTGGGGTGTGGAGAAAGGAGCTGGTAGCGTAGTGACCGGGAGGTACGGTGTTTGCTGATGTCTGGGATTTTTGGCGGGATGGGTGCTGGTGGAAAACGTAAAAAGCGGAACCGTAGTATCGGAATACCGTTGAAAGGTATTTCGATACCGGTATTTTCGGGCGGTTTTGCTGGGATATATCCGGTTGAAACTTCGGTGTTTTCTGCTAGATGTGTTATATAACATAGCTAGCATAGATGCTCGAAGCTTCTGCTACCTATATCAACACCCAGCTGTTTCGAGTTCTACCGCATTATACCTTCTGAACTCTAACCAAAGACAGCATAGGAACTCGAAGCCCCTATACTTCGTATACCAATATCACGCATGCTAACGCACGCTAACGGTACCTGCTAGGCACATACTTTTGTGCTTGTATCCAGGTACCTTTAGCGTGCGTTGTGCTGCTGTGTGTTGCTTCTAGCGCTCACGAGCTCGTTGCTTAGATGAGCGGCATCCTCCACCAGGTGTCGCAGTCCTTGACCTCTTCAGGAATGAGTCCCTTCGAGTCCAAGAAGTAGAACGCGAGTTGTGCTGCCTGCTGCATCACCGTCTTGTGCATCTGCCCTGTCCTAACCCGCAAGCCGATTTCGTAATTGGCATTAGGGTTGACAGATTCGAGTCCCTGGCTCACCAGCTTGCGAGCAAGTCCCACCGACTTCTCGTTTCGACCGTCCGGACAGCTCTGCGCCATCTCAAAGATAAACGCCATGAAGAAAGTTTCAGCCTCGTCCGGGCACTCGGCGTTCAGCTTTTCGACTGTCTCTGGTACGGTTCGTGCGAACACAAAGCTGTTTGCTGCGTTGTCGAGTTCCTTGTTAGCAAGTGCCCAAGCTTTCTGCTTAAGACATTCGATGAACTTTTCCATACCTATACCTCCTCAAGGTCGTTTGGTTGGGTAAGCATTGCTCTCACTATTGCGAGAACTCGGACTGTGGTTTCTGTGACCTGCTCTGCGATGCAGTCGTCTTACCCAACCCTTGTTTGTTTTATTGTATCTATATTATAACACACAATGGTGTTTGAAACGAAGTTCTGGAACTTAGAACAGAACCGTGAAAAAGTTCCAGGTGAAGTACACCGGATGTGCTTCGGTGTTGTGCAGTACGATGTTGAAGTATGACAATACTACCCATGCAATGAATGCCAGGTTGCAAGCCATGTATGCGCACAGTGCCAGTCTATCCCATCTGAATCGTCTCGCTCTCTTCATCTCTATCTACCTCCTGGATTAGTGGGACCCCTTGGTGTAAAGGAGTGCGGGTCCCATAACGATTACTGCCACCAGAATTGCTACTGCCATACTCTTTTCCTCCTAAGCTCTTTGCTTTTGTTTCCGTTGTTTGTTTTACTGTACCTATATTATAACATATCTAGAGTAGCATTCCGAAGTTCAGAGTTACCGGTTCAAACCATAACTAAAGGCGCACCGATGTGGTGCGCCTTTGTTTTGCTGTGGTTCTGCTGTGGTTTTGCTTGAGGTATACCGTGTGGTAATATAAGGTTTACACCGTGAACAACCGCGGTGTATGCGTTAGCGTGCTGTGACCTTACTCACGGTGACCCATGAACTCCTCGATGAGCGGGTCTTCCAGGTGAGCCCACTCTTCCTCCTTATAATCCTGGACCATCCGGGTAATCGCTTCTTCCTCAGAGCAACCGAACTTGTTGCGGTACTCTGTTACCTTGCCCAGCCAAACTGCGTGCCCATAGCGATTATGAATGTAATCGGCACTACCGAAGGTAGCAGCCATTGCTTTCCCAGCCCGCATCTTTGCAATGCTAGCATGGACACGAGCTTCGCATCTCTCTCGGTCTAATCTTGTCGGGACGTGGGGCGGACGAGGTGCGCAGCTCCTCGTCGGAGCTTCGACAGTAGCACTGCGATGAGATCTTAGCGCTTCTCGTTCCAGCCTCTCCCGCTCCTTGCGCTGCGCTTCGACTATTGCTCGAGCTTGTATCTCCGCAGCCCGCTCAGCGTTTCGGTAATCTTCAGGTGACCATTGGAAGCCGTGTGGCATGATTACACCTCCTTCAGCTCGTACCAGTCCGGGTCGTAGCAGGAACCCATGGTGTTATTCGCTGCGTTGTTAAGAGCAGTCACGAGACTCTTGCCCGACTTCGGATTAGTGTTGACCTTGCGGCAACCTCTCTCGTGCTGCCAGGACGCACCACTTTCGAGTGTGTAACCGAACACGTCGTTGACGAGATGCTCAAGAGTACCGGTGTACTCTGTTGCTCTTCCTCTGTGGTGGCAAATAACGGTATACTCTTTCTTCTGTGCCATAAGCTACCTCCTGCCTCTAGGGCTATCTGGGTTGTGTTTTATTGTACCTATATTATAACACACCGTGAGCAACAGCACGAAGTTAATGACCCCGTCTGCTAAACCGATCAAAGTCCCTGCCAACCTGTTTTCGTGTCTCGTCTTCTTGGTCGTCAATCATCTTAAGAATTACTTCCTGGACGATGCGACAGATTTCGAGTTGTGTCGGTTTATGTCCGAGCGCGACTTCCAGCCTGTCACGAGTCGGAATGTTTCGAGTGACGCCCTCGATGGTAATGCTCATCGAGGTGTCTGGCTTTTGCTCAAAGCAAACGTTCTTGCCGTGCTCTCTGCTGTACATATAGTATGTCAGCGTGCCTCTAACAAAGGCTGCTTTTCGGATTACAAAGCCCATCGTCTTCTCAAAGAAGGTTTTGAGCTGCGTGTCCTTTTCGGTTACCTTTCCCATTCTATAACCTCCTTGTCGGGTTGTGTTTTATTGTGCTTATATTATAACACATCGTGGGCGGGAAAACGAAATTTCATTTACCGCAATCTCCGTGCAGCACGCTGCTTGAGGTACTATTATCCAGTAAAGCTACCACGGTTGTGCAGTGGTTTTGCTTGAGGTAACGCTGTTACCAGTAAACGTGTACACCGCACAACACCACGTGGTATACCGTAGCGTGCTGTGTTTACGGTGAATACCGGTAGGTATCAGCCTCCTGCGAGAGCTTCGAGTTATACCCCAGAAATATGTTAGATAACACATTTCACGATTTTTACCGAAGTTTGGAAAACCAAAGGTAATGGCGAGCTTCGCGCTCGCCACTTCTAAATTCGTTACCTCAATCACCCATAAGTGCCAGTATTGCGTTATATGCCCGTTCTACTGCTTCTTCGTATGTGCCACCCTGTGCCAGTACACCCACCATTGCTTCCGTCTCAGTTTCGTAGTCGTACTCTGCGCCGTCGTATGTCCCACCGTAACCGTCTACACACCCCCGTCCACATTGCGTACTCGGCTCCAAAAACGTACCTGTCTTTTCTTCTACTGCTGTGTACACGTCTGCCATAAACTGCTCCTCGTATGCCTCCCAGTTGTCCTCAACCTTACCTGTTGCCTGTGCTTCTGCTACCAGTGCGTTAAAAACATTCTGTTCCATACCTGTACCTCCTAAGTACCCGTTGTTTGTTTTACTGTATATAGTATAACATTTTCTGCCTACTCCAAACGAAGTTTGGGAGCCCTCCCATGGGAGGGCTAACTTCGTTAGCCCTTTCCCATAACCTTTCTGTACGCCTTCTGTGCTTCGTTGTACTCAAAACTACCAGGCCCCTGTACATTCCATCTGTATGCTCTATGTTCGCCCTCGCCGCGGCTCTCGTCCCACACGTCTGTAACCAAGTATGTGCGCTTCGTGTTACGTCCACCGTAGCCCAGTACACCACGTATTACATACGCCATGTCCCAGTATACGCCCTCGTCTGCCAGTGCGTCTGCCAGTTCCTCCTTAACCGTTACACACCCCAAAAACTCAAAGCCGTCTCTCTTAAACGCCTCCACCAACTGTCTGTCGTCCTCCTGCCACTTTTCGTCGTAGTCTCCACCGTATACCTCTGCTATCTCTGCCAGTGTATACACCTTAGTCAGGTCAAAAAACTTGCCACACGCTACTCTGCCTACCTTAATGTTCTTCTTTTCCATACCTGTACCTCCTAAGTACTCTTTGTTGCTGTTTGTTGCCGTTGTTTGTTTTACTGTATTTATATTATAACATATCTAGGCCACTATTCCGAAGTTGCTAGTCGCCTACTCTACCGCACACAGCGCGGTGCAACGGAACTCGAATGTGTGGGCTCCCCAATAGGCATGCGGAAATTCGAGTTCTTCTAGGTAATTGTTGTAGCATAAGTGTACAGCACAACAGAACGGAACGATAGATGGAAACACAGGCGATAGGGCACAACAGAACGGAAGACGTGAAACGAAAAGACGCAGATGTAGGGCTAACAAAGCACTAAAGAACTTCGTTAACCCTACGCAGAATTCTATATAATTATAGCACAAAGCAACAGAGCGAACAAGAAGATAGTAGGCTACCTACTGTTATTTTTTGCAGGCTTTTGGTGCCGCTTTCGAAACAAGGTCAACAGGTTACGGTAAGCAGTTACGTCCGCATCAATGAACCGAAGAGGTTCCTGGGTAACTTCCGATTGGGAGTCCTGGGAAAGGTCAACAGGCACAGAGCCCAGATGGATTAGCTCACGGGCTGTGCCTACTACTTCAGGCAACCAGGCTGAATATGCAACCAAGTCCTTTGCTGACTCCCACACGCGGTATACCTTATCTGGTTTGAGTGATTCTCTTTCTTTCATTGCTTTCCTCCTTTAGCGTATCCGTAGTGAACTTCTGACTAATGATCTGAAGGTGTTGCTGCTACCCTTTGGAGCAGCTTGTTGAAATCGATATCGAACTCGGTTTCGATATGCTTACGGATGTCGGCTGCGTGGAACGGCTGTAACCAGGGAGCTGCGTCAGACAGGTCGCACAGACGCATCATACCTTCGAACAACTTCTGCTGTCTGCTCTTCTTCCAACCCTGAGACATCTCGAGGGAATACATGACAAATGCCATTCCCTGGATTGCACCTTCGAGTGTTGCTTCCTGGTAACGTTTCGCAAACTCCCCTTGGAGCTCTGAAGACGCGATCTTCTTCAACTGTTCGACTGACTGTATCCTCGCTTTCATCGAGTACCTCCTTTCAATAGTCCAGCCCGGATATAATGCAGTTTGACAGCTGCTCCAGCCGATCGGTTACCCAATCACGCTCATGGTCGATTGTGATTATCCACGTCAGGCTGCCTCCACGCACCCGCTGGGCCACATTCAACACTTTGAAATGACCGCAGGGGAACTTCGACTCTAGGATCATCAGCCACTTATCGGCACAATGATTGCCCAGGCTGTGAGCGCGTTCCGTTTCGGTTTCTTTAGTCCGAATGATCACTTCTGCCTTGTCTACCAGCTGCTCCAGAACCTGCTCCAGATAAATCTTACCCATACCTTACCTCCTGCCCTAAGGGCTGTCCGTGAACTGTTTTATTGTATCTTAATTATACACGATTCGTGGTGGTAATTACGAAGTTATGTGCCCAAGATGAGGGCCTGGAATCCACCCACAGTGCTCTTTGCTTCTCTGATAGCTTCTGCCTTTGCCTTCGAGTACAGACCATGCTTGATGATAGGTTCGTTGAAATCTGTACCTCGAGAAGACACGACGAAGAATGCCCAGGTGCCCTGACCCTTCGGCTTGTGTCCGTACATCTCTTCGTAGTTCTCGGTGAACACTTCTATCTTCTGTGCCATATGAATACCTCCCTTGGGTGGTTTAATGTAACCAGCCGTCTTCCTCTTCGATGACATTGCCGAACTCGTCACGCTCAACACCGTCTTCCTCTTCACAGGCAATGATGAAGGAGAACACCTCTTCGGCTTCTTCCTGAGTGAGGTCGTAGTCGACCTGAAGCTGCGTAACGGTTGCACCCTCGTCTGCTCCGTCCCAGCCTTCCTCTTCGTACAGGATGCGAGCTGCTTCCTTCGCATTGTTGAACTGGCAGAGCTGCTTGATGTCTTTCTGTGCCATACCCGTGACCTCCTTGTGTTTTATTGTACCTATAGTATAACACTTACCAGGTGTCGGAAACGAAGTTACCAGGGCTCACTCTCAGAGACATCGTTGTCCCAATACTCGGGGTCGATGAGCTCCTGCCCGAACACGTTGTACCACTGTCCGCACTTCGGACAGCTGCAAGCTCCCTGGTACTGGTCGTAGAGCTCGACGGTTTCACCGCACACGCACTTGCCCAGGGCATTGTCGGTCACTGTATACCTTCGAGTGGTGAACTCAGCATACTGCTTGGTGAACCGTTCTCTGTGCGACATGGCGTAGTCGTAATTGTCACGCTGAACCCTGCCAAGTTCGGCATCGGAGTCGTCGAACTGAATGTTGCCGTTCTGGTCGCACGGGAAGCTGAATCCACAGCCGTCTGCGTCGGTGAACTCTATATGGTACTCAACTTCGATATGAGTAGTTCTAGGCTTGATGATATTAAGCATAATCAGACCTCCTTAACCGGTGACGTACTCGGACGTGATGACTGCCTTCTTGATTTCGAGTGCAAGACGCTTTGCCTGCGTCATCTGCTTCGGGGACAGCTCCCAGCCCTTCTTGGTGTAGAAGGCGAACGCATAGATGTACTCGTAGCCCTGGAAGCAATGACCCAGCGGGCCTCTGCTCTTCGGGATGTATACCTTCTTGAGGTCGTCCAGGAGCTCCTGCTCAGAAGCGTACACCTCGTTCCAAGCAACGGACTTGTAGCTGTGAGCCGGCTTGTACTGTGCCTCCAGCTTCTTGCAGGCTTCAAAAGCTGCCATGTCGTTGAACTTCTTACCGTCTTTCAGTGTCATCATTGTAACACCCTCCTCTACGCTGTGTAGGACTTGTTTTATTGTACCTATATTATAACATACGCGGGGTGGCAGTACGAAGTTACTCTGCGTACTCCCGTTCGAGTTCGTAGTTGTGCAGGACGTACTTTCTGAATGTTCGACCATTCTGGTCCTGCTGCACCGCTCTATGCCAAACCTGTGCCAGGTTAACAGGCTCTGCACAGCACTTCGCTTCGTCTCTTACCCACTGCTTGCAGGCTTTATACAAAGCTACTGGGTTTCCGATGTTTCTCTTCTTTTTACGCATACGCTACCTCCTAAGTGTCTAGGACTTGTTTTATTGTATCTATATTATAACACATTAGAGGCAGCATTCCGAAGTTGTCTCACACCGTTAAAACCGTAACCATGGTTGCACCGGTGCGATGAACACTATAAAAATACACAGCACGCTAACGCATGCTGTAGGTTCCGTGTCGTTGATATGTAATTATACACCGTGCACAACCACGTGGTATACCACGGTTTGCGAGGTGGTGCTTTCGCAGTAGCGGTGACAACGGTAGCTCCTCGGAGCTTCGAGTTCTTCTGCTGAACGCCTTCTATGTCTTAATCACAGATGCTGATGGAACTCGAATTGCGATGGTTGAAAACACAAGGGCTCTTTCGAGCCCTGTGCTTTGCTTATTCCTGGTGGTCTGCGACCCAATCTTCGGCAAGCTCTCGGAGTGCCCCGTCGGCACAGTCCAGTACGCTGTCTCCGTCCTCCTCAGCACCTTCGACGATGCGGTCGATTTCCCAGTCCTGAATATCGTAGCCTCTGCGAGCAGCAAACGTGCGCATCTTCTTGTAGACCTCTTCGTATGCTTCGCTCTCGGCTTCCTCCTTCCGGTCGGCACGGTACTCCTTAGCGAACGCTTCGGGTGAGGTGTACGGACCGCCCAGATCGAAATCGCTACCGCCGTTGTCGTACCATTCGGTAAACGCATCGTCGAGCTCTTCGATTGGCTTGTTGAAGTCCTTTGCCAGCTCGGTGAGGGTTGCTTCGAGAGTCTGTACCCATTTCTTAGCTTCTTTAAGCATTCTGTGCTCCTTTCTGCTTCCCGTGCGGAAGTCTGGTAAGTGTTCCTTCGTTGTGGTCGTAGAACCAATGCGTTTCGGTAGTGTCGGTGATTGCGATTCCTCCGTAAACGGCTTCAATCTTCTTGATGAGTCTGTTCTCAGGCCACGCCTTAAGTAATGCCTCCAAGTCCTGCTTCCACATATCGTATCCTCCTTGTGTTTTATTGTATCTATATTATACAGGATGCTAAGCGGCATTACGAATTTCCATGTGGGGGAGGGACCTTGCGGCCCCTGCCCCTGCCATTCGACTTACTCTGCGTCTGTGATGTCTTCGACAACTTCGTCGGGGTTGATTTCGTCGACCGGAGCTTCGTCCTCGCTCTCTGCGGGAGCCTCAGGAGCTTCCTCCTTCTCAGGCTCAGGACGTACCCACGCACCGTTCGTTGTACCTGCTTCGATTGCTGCGAGGACCTCGCCGAACACTGCCAGTGCGACTGCGACGCGGTCGCCCTTCGTGTCTGTTACCTTGCAGTAACGTGTAAACACGTCGGACACGGTGCTTGCGGTACCGCGAACTGCCTTCTGCTCTTCGACGCAGCGCGCGATGATGTCCTTGTCGATGTAGGAAACAAACTTGTCGTTTCCGATGAGCTCAGCAACCTGAGTCGGAAGCTCGATTGCGCAGCCCTTGACCTTCTGAGTTGCATCGTCGGGGTTGACAATGACCTCGTTCCATGCGAGCTTCGTGTTCTTGCCACGAGATGCTGTGAACAGGAGCATGGTCTTAGGACCTACCTCTTCGATTGCGGTTGCCTCTGCGGTCTCGATTGCCTTTGTGTTCTCTGCCATGGTAGCACCCTCCTTATCGTTTGCGGTTGCGATTGCGTTGTTCTCGATTGCCTGTGCGTTCTGAATGTTCTTCTTTGCCATAGCTTGTACCTCCTAAGTACTCTTTGTTGTGCCCATTGGGCGTTTGTTTTATTGTACCTGTATTATAACACTTGCCAGGTACTGTTTACGAAGTTTGTGTCTCTACCCTGTTGTCGTTGTGTTTGCCTGTTGTGTTTTATTGTGCTTACATTATAACACAACATCGGGTCGTTCGCGAAGTTGTGTCGCCTCCTTGTTGTCGTTGCGTTGTGTTGTTGTGTTTTAGTGTATCTGTATTATAACATATCCACGATGCGATTCCGAAGTTCTCAAACCTCACGCATAACGGTGTTTGCGGTGTGGTTGTGCAGATGTATAGTTATACGCCTGAGGTGTAGTACCTCGCTTTGCGTGTAGCGTGCGTGTGGTATGCTTGCGGCATGCTGGTTACTGCGGTGTAAGAATCGTATATAACTATAAAGCCGCCCGCAGGGCAATGCGTCGCAGACAGTTGTGGAACAGGCGGTAAAGGTGGGGGTTGTCGAAGACAAGAGGCACAAGGACAGTCCCGATAACGCAGTGATAGGGCAGCAGACGAATAGTCGAATGGCCTGGTGCCGTCTTCGATAATATATGTTCAGCCCCGATAACGAAGTGATAGGTACGATAGACAGAATGTGTATCGGTAGGCGTAGTCGAAGCGAAGCCGGCGAACATATATTATAATGTGAGGTATGTAAAAGGGGTAGAATTAAAAATCCTACACAAAAGCGGGAGCTTCGAGTAGGATTGCTTTGTATGATTTACACAAATTCACCAGGAAACCGCAACAAAACCCATCGAAGTGAGGGTCTGTACTTCGATGGGTTTTGTTACCCGTGTGCTCTACGCATTTTATTCGATGTGGAACAGTCGTCAAGGTTGGGGGTTAGTAGTTGTTGCTACTATAATCATTATAATGTATAGACGCTCGAAAGTCAAGACTTTTTCTATAATTTCGTATGAATACACAAAAATGAACACGCACAGTAGTGAACACTTGTATATAATTTTTAATTCTTTCACCGCCAGAACAGACGCCCGTAGGCGTCTGCTTCGGTATATGTGAACTTAGGGGATGAGGAATTATCTGAACGATTCGATAATGAATCGCGGAGAGTTACGCGGCATGCGCGCATTGTGCTGAATCAGTCTCCCATATTCGTCCTTGAGGTCGACGTAGATGCAGCGAGAAGTAATCCCGATAATGATTCCGGTGTAGGTGTTCGCTCCCTCACGAATCAGAATCTTGTGATGCATCGCCTTGCCAGTTTCGAGTGCTTCCTTGAACTTGTCCCAGTATGCCTGCTCCTGATTCTGCTCCTTCTCCTGGAGTTCGTCGTACTCTTGCTTCGACGGTCTGGAAAAGAACGGAGGCGGTGTGACTGTCTTTCCGAACACCTCAATCGGTTCCTGATCCCTCGCGATATAATCCTGAGCGAGCTTGACGACGTCGTCAAGCACCAGGTTGAGCGGTCTGCCCAGGTAGCCCTGTGTGTCAGGCGCACTGTAAATCGCGCAGAGCTTCGGTACCAGAACCTTTGTGAGTTTGTCCAGGTCAGCGGAAGTCTCTCGATCACACTTCAAGGTGTATTGGATGCAAGCAACCTTTGGCTTAAGCGTGATCCATTTGGCGTATCGAGTTGCCATGACATTAAGCGTGTGATGTACGGCCATGAATGCTGCCACCCTTTCGATGCTCCACTCCTCGTCCTCGACGAGCTTGTCTGCATTGTGGCGGATGAAGTTGTAACCCTTCTGTGTGATTGTCCAGAACTCAGCCATACGCTGTACCTCCTATGTGTGAACTGGTGTTGTGTTTATTGTATCTATAGTATAACACAATCAAGGGCATGATTACGAAGTTTCATACACCCGCACTGCTTAAATGCACGACGCGCAGCAGTACAAACATACGTGCGCAGTAAGCAAAATCGAGCAGTGCGGGGCGAGTTTCACCTTCGAGTTAGTCCTTTCCGAACCCGTGCTGGTAGAGATAATTGGCAACCTGGCGGGACACACCGGCGTCTTCGATAGCTTCGATGAGATACTGGATAGCCTCTTCTGGGTCTGTCTCACCGATCAGGTCGAACAGGCACTTACCGGTTTCAGCATCTGGGAATTTTTCGATTCGCAGAATTGCCTTACGCGGGTTGTACTCGCTGAATTGATACCGAGCTTCCTTTTCGGTATTACCGTAGCACACCGCATACTCGGTAGAACCTGTTCCGTAGAATACCTTATAACGCATAGTTAGACCTCCTTACAAGTTCGACAGGTTGGTTAAGGCAAGGGCCCGCATCATTTGATGCGGACCGTGTCGTACGGAGTTTCCCGGGTGAACTTAGCTGCGATCTTCGGGTGAGCCTCCGTGAGTGCCTTGGTGTCCACCGACCTGCGAGTTGCGGTTGTAATGGTTACGCTGTGATCCCCTGCGACGTAGGTGCGAGCTTCGGTGCCGTTAGCGAGCTCCTTGAGCTCTGCCTTGAGAGCGTCTGCCTCCTTCGATGCCTCCTTGATGAGTGCCTGGAGCTCCAGGTAACGCTCGATTTTGGTTGTTGCCTGTGCCTTTGTAATCTTTGCCATAGCTCTACCTCCTAAGTAGTCGGGCCCTGTTGGGCGTTGTTTGTTTTACTGTATCTATATTATAACATATGCTGGTGCGCAGTACGAATTTGTGGTCTAGGTGTGTACCGCTTACTCGCGGTACACCTTGTCCTTGTGAGCTTCGATAAAGGCCTCGAGGTCCTTGATGGTACCCAGCTTGTCGTAGTGCAGTCTGCGATCTTCTACATTCTCGTACTTACCTCCGAAATCCCAGTTACCGTTCTTATCGGTAATGTCCCAGTACCTGTAAGCCGGTGAGAAGCTTCGGTACAGACACGGGCACCCCTTCGGGGAATAGCCTTCGTCTGTTTCGAGTTCGGTGTGTGCCCACATACCGTTAGAACAGCCGCGAGCTCCAACCTTGAAGCATACATAGCCGGTGTAGCCGAGCTTGATAGCCTCCCTGAGGAACTGACGCATCTCCCGGAGCTTCGACTTGCTCAGGTACTCAGGCCACCAGTCAAAAATGCTTAGGTCGTTGCAGACGCTGCTGATGAGGAATCTGCTCTGGTGCTTGTCCAGGTACTCTTCGACGCGCTTGAGGACCTCTGCTGCTGTATTTCTCTGCTTATCCATATCGTTACCTCCTAAGTGGTTGTCGGGCTTTGTGTTTACTGTACCTATAGTATAACAGATTGCTGGTTGGGTTTACGAAGTTCGTCGCAGGGGGCTCAATGCCCCATTGCGGTTACAATAGCTTCGGCGCATCTGCGCATGAAGTCGTTGCCGACGAGGTTGTAGTGCTTCTGGTAAGGCTGCATCGGACCTTCGAGCCCGCATCCGTAGAATCCGGAAGTGCCTTCGGAGAAGACCATATCGACCAATGCTTCGTGGTCCTCAAGGATTTCGAGTGCTTCGATGTACTCCTCGCTGTCCTCGTCGTAGTCGTACAGGGTGTTCTCGTTGCCGCCGATGTACGAGCAAGCGGCATAATAGAAATTCGTGAACACTTCCTTCTGGCGCTCTGTCTCGCAGTTGAAATTCGGTACTGCACGCTTTGCGTCGGTGTACTCCATAAGTCTCTGTCTATCCATAGCTCTACCTCCTAAGTGGTTATCCGGTTTGTGTTTTACTGTACCTACATTATAACACATGCTGGGTAGCAATACGAAGTTCCCAAATCACGGTGTATACGGTGTACCGTAGGACCGGGTTCTGTACGCATGCCACAGCACGCTGGTGTTTTGCGTGAGATATTGTGGTTACCGTATAAAGTGTATGTGGTGCACAACCGCGGTGTAAACCACAGCGTGCGTGGTTCGGTACCACCAGCTGTGCGGTGGTAGCGGAGTTCTCTGAGCTTCGAGTCCTGTCACCGAAGGTGATTGGATGAACAGCCAGCGGAGCTTCGAGTCCTTATCGCAAAATGTGTTATATAACACAGAACCGCGGTGGAACTCGAATGTGCGGTCACCGCTAAAAATAGCGGGCCCTGGCTGGGCCCGCTACCTTCGACTATCTATCTGCTACCGGAGCTACCGGGGCGGCATTATGCCGCTTCGATGTCTTCGACTGCTGTGCTGATCTCGTCTTCGCCCGTTGCTTCGGGAGCTTCGACTTCCTCCGGAACCTCAGGCTCAGGTCTTGCCCACTCGCCCTCGGTAACACCAATGCGGATGTCGTACAGGATATCCGTAAAGATCGCGATTACAGTTTCGAGTTTGTCTGCGCCCCTGAGCTCAGCTACCTTGCAGTAGCGGTTAAAGACGTCGGAGAAGGTGCTTGCCATGCCACGGATCTGCTTGTTTTCGGCAACGCACTTCTCAGCCTGCTCCTGATCGAACCAGGACACGAACTTGGAGCTACCGATTGCTTCGGCAACCTGAACCGGGAGGAGTGCTGCACAACCCTTGACCTTGACAAGCTCGTCCTCCGGGTTAACGATGATCCGCTTCCAACTCAGGCGCTTCGAGTTGCCACGAGATGCCGTGAACAGCAGTGTTGCCTTCGGGCCTGCGGGAGCTTCGACTGCCTCGACCTCTGCCGGTGCCTCCTCGATTGCTTCGATTGCTTCGACGTACTCGTTCTCCTGTGCCTCTGCCTCGATTGCGATGTTCTTGTTCTTTGCCATAGCCTTGTCCTCCTTAACAAATTCGGTTGTGATGTCCTGACCGTCGACGGTAACGGAAACGATTCCTTCGAGGGCCTTGACTGCCTTCTTGCTGGTAACTTCCTGAACAGTGCCGTTAGCGAGAGTTGCGATGTAAGTCTTCTTTGCCATAGCTCGTACCTCCTAAGTACTCTTTGGTGCGTCCCGTGTATCTGGGACTTGTTTTATTGTATCTACATTATAACACATACACTCACGCAAAAAGAAGTTGTGCACCTTCTGCACCCAGTTTGTCTTTTGCCGTTCCGTGTTGTGTTTTATTGTATCTATATTATAACATTTCTAGGTGTTGATTACGAAGATAAGGTACACCTGGAACGGGTATGAATATTATAATGAACGTGCGCGCACGCGATTAACACAGAATCAGGTGGGGACTCGAAGGTACCTACCTCAGAACTACCAAGCGGAGCTTCGAGTTCTTCTTGCTTCTCTGATTAGGTGGGATCGCCTTCGGATAGCTTTTCTGTGCTTCGAGTTTATCTTTCTGCTATGAGTAATGGTATTCAGAAGCACAGATAGGTACTTCGGAAACCGACGAATGGAAACTTCGTGCATTTGTGTAAATGTGTTATAATATAGATATAGTTAAAACAAACTTCGTGAAATCTATTCAGAGTGGATTGAAACACTCAGAGTGGATTAAGAAGTTCTACCAACCAAGCATCTGGGAACTTCGGTACTTTCTGTTCAGAGCGATTGGTTTAGAGCAGAAGGTGGGAATCGGTAACTTCGGTTTCCGCAGTTTCAACGCGGTGGTATCGGTAGGACCGAGCTCGAAGTTCGAAGGGAGGGATTCGAAGTGTCGAAACCGAGAATAGCAGAACTCGAAGGTGGTAAGCGATTTGGCGAACGTCTAAGCAAGAAGACGACAGGTAGTCGGATTCCTGTGCTCCTTACTATCGGTACCGGGTTCTCCCCTATCGGTATCGCGATTTCACCGGTTCTACCACCCGTCGGTAACCACCGGAATCAGAGCTCTGAATTTGTGGAAAGTCAACAAAAATCACCGTATTCGAACGGTGGAATGTCGTTAGGCAGCAATAGGACGATAGCAAATAATCGATACCTATGGTCAATGGGCGTTCGAATCCCTACCACAACTCTGGTTAAAGCGGGCCGGTTTCGAACGCCTGAATTATCATCTGTTTATTCTAAACAAACCGGATGACATACCACCAGCAGTATGGTGAGTTTGAAAGACGATGCACAGGTTATCTATGCTTTTGATTACGACATCTGTCGGCAACGACAAATGTCGTCTTTTTATACCTGAATAATGGTGGATACAGACGGGTATCCATAGTGAACTCTTGGTATATGCAACCTCGATAATAACCTTGATACTGGTGTACCATTGATATTCGGGTTTGTCACCGACATCTACCGAAATTCGATTTCGTACCTGAACTCTTTCTACATCGCAATACATATACATTCATGTCTGCATTTTATAGAATAAGAACCTCACCATAATGGCGAGGTTCTTGGGTTTACTACGGTATTCGATTATGATTTTTATATCAAATCAGAAACTCGACATCGACTCGTTCTTGAAATGTCTTGACAGCTCTTCAACGGTTAATGTATTCTGACAAAACCCGTCTATCAACTGCACCTTCTCCGTCTGAGTCAAGAGTTTGTCTGTGCAAATGTCGTGAATTACGACATACGCAGTTGACTCACCCATCTGGCTTCGGGTATGATGTCTGTGCTTACCTTCAAGTATCTGTTTGAACTTCTTGCCCATGACTTATAGTCCTTTCTTGTAGCTTGGATTAAGATTAGAGTAATGCAGTATTCTGTGTATGCAATACTCTTCTTTGCTGTAAAGGTTGCTTAGTAGGTATTCCAGCTGCAACAATTTCTCGATTGTGCCGGCTTGTGTCTGATCATGATCTAACCTAGGAATTATCTGACGAATGGCTTCAACCAAGTCGTCTCTGCTAATCTCTAATTGCTGCACTGTTCTCCTCCTTACCTGCGTCTGTGTTTGTAGCTTGTGAATAGCGCTGCTTCCTGCTCCCTTTGCTTTCTCTCAGCATCCTTCCTTGCTTGCTCAGATGCTTTCCAATCCTGATACTCCTTGCATTTGTCGTGACAACCGGGATACCGTTTAAGCGGAACACATCTGAAACAAGGGCTGTCTTTTCCCATATCGTTTCCTCCAATTCAGTGGATATAACTCCACCTACAATAAAGTTACCTGCTTAGAACTTGTGACCAGCCATAGCCCAAAACGAAACTACCCGTGCTTCTGTAACGTCGTCTACCAGAATCGAATCGTCGATGTTGTCTACGTCGTCGATATCAACCATGAACACATACTCCTGCTGATAGTTTCCTCGGGTTGCAGTATAGTGGACAACACCACCTACAATCGTGAACTTACAATTCAACTCGGCACCGTTGATAACCAGCTGAAATTCAGTGCCGTTATTCTGAAGCGCCGCGTCAAACTGTTCGTAGAACACAGCATCGATTGACTCGATGAGCTCTAACTGCTCAGCTGCTTCGTCCTGGTTTTTATATTCACCTAAGATTATACCGTCGATTGTATATCTTTCCATACGTTACCTCCCACGGCCTCTGTGTTATATTGTAATAGTATTATAACACAGAATCCAATAGCTTCACGAAGTTTCGTAACGGTGTCTCTTCTGGTACCGGGTTCGAGCTGCTTGCTTTTCAGGCTGTTCCTCCAGCATTCCTTCACCTGCATTTGTCTCGTCAGGAGTCGGCTTAACCTTATGTACCTTATCATGCTTAGGAGGTACTGTATCATTCCTCTGTTTAGAAGCATCAGAGTCTCTATGATAGGAAATCACATCGATAGGTTCACCTACTGCTTCAAGTGCCAGCTTGATATATAGTCTGTCGATGCCGTCACCATGAGTTACACGACCGTCCATCACCGTACCGCGACCGTCTGGATTCTTCTGGAACAGATTCTGCATAGGTAGCTTGTAAATGTACAGACTCTTACCGTCCCATCTGCCACCGGTCTTTTTAGCTACCTTAGACTGCTCTTCATTGTATCCGTGCGTGCTGCACCACTCTTTAATTAGGTGGATTAAATCGCTGTCGTCGATGTCGTCACCGTACTGCTTGTTGTACTGGTCAACTGCTTGTCTGAAGCGGAGGCTCGCTGGTGAACTACCTTCTCCCGGCTTAAAGCAGTCAAGAATAAAATCTGACTCTGGTGTGTCCTGTACAATTTTAGCCACCTGTCGAGGCTTTAATCTGGGCTTAACTTTAGGATTAGCCGCAGCGCAGTTCAACTTCTGAAGTCGTTCTGCGGATAATCGGATAGTGCAGTTAATCACTATCGGTTCTTGAATTGACAATCGTAGCATATTATCTACCTCCTGCTATCTAGTATCGTCACGGTATAAATCTACCTACTGCTAACTTAGTAACCCACTGTCCGCCTATCTTTCGCTCATAATGATAGCCATCGGCTGCAGGGCGTACTTCCTTGTCCTTGAATACATCAGTAGCTGCTAGAGTTTCATAAGGAATCTTCTCAGCACCCATTGATAGGAAGATGTGTTCTGGCTTATGAGAAACTTCCTGCCAGCAGTGCTTTGCTTGCCACTCCATAGACTTTCGTACCGCAGCTGCACGTCTTTGCTTAAAGTCTACATCTGATGCGTAGCTATCGTTTGACAGTGCTGCTTTACCGTTTACGGTGCTTTGCTGTCCGAAAGCCACTGTCTTGAGTCCATGCTTAGACTTGCAGATTGTGCAGCAGTAAACACGGTCCCAATCCAAGGTGCTCGCATCTTTCGGTGCCGGTCCGTCGTAGGTAAGCATCCAGACAAGGGAATGGTCTACCATGTCTATCTCGTCGTCGAAACTATGAAATCCACCTACATAGTTGTAGGCGGCATCCATAAACTCCCAACCCTTTCCCACTAATGCCGACTTGATTGATCTGTCGGTTATATAGATATGAGAAGAATTAAGAGAGAGTATCGTCTTTGGTATCCTTAACATCTAACCAAGCTCCTTTCCTTAATAGAGGTGAATTCGCAAGAAGATGTGACAATCCTAAAGTCGAACCTGAATGTCTTCCTCCAGGAACTTTGATAATTCGTCTGGTGCAGACAAGTGACCTTGTGTAGTTCTTGATGCTTTCGTCTGTGATTACCTCATCGTTCGTTCCGATAATGGTAGTCAACAGACCCGGTTCCAATGTACCTAATGCTGCTCGAACTCGAGTACACTCTCTTACCAAGGCGATATCACCGTATCCTAATCTAGGAAGGATTAACTCCGGAAGTAAGCCAGGATTTACCAGCAACGCCGGTAGCCGATACTTAGCAGAACAGTAAACTGCGAAGAAACCACCCAGACTGGTTCCTGCAACACCGTCAACACCTTCTTGCTCTATTATACTGCTCAGAAGGGATGCTGTCTTTTCCATACCGAGATCGTCGTAATCAAGATTAATCGTGATTACGTCGTATCCGTTTTCTTTTAATGCTTCGTAGAGACTGTTGCCAGCAGAACCATGATATCCATGAATGTTCAGAACTGTACCTAACATATTTACCTCCTTGTGCCTACGTTGTTCTTACAATAATATTATAACAGAAATGAGGCGTGAGTACGAAGATTCATAGATTAGACTATCAGCGTGCGATAATTGCTGTATCGTGTTTATGTAACTACATAAGCACTCCTCGTGCATATACGCAAAACCATTGATATTATGGTGGAGATGGTAGACTGTTATACCCTCACAGTGATATAGAAACTGCCCTGATTATTACACCAGGGCAGTCAAGTTCAAGCTAAAGTGGTCTATGGTAGGTATAGACTACCTTTTCTTCATCTGGGTCACCACAACCCCAACCTTCCAGTACCTTGCACATATACCAATCATCTACGATAAAAGAATCGGTAGGTGAGTATTCTAATATAATTGGGTCAAATCTATCTGACTGTGCTGCTAGCGGTATTGATGTATCAACATCAATCTCGACTTCCTCTGCACTTCCAAAATTGTCAAGTGCAGATGCCGAGTAATACCAGAGGGTGAACCTTTTCGGCAGAAGCATACTCACTTCTTCAGGATAAATGTAGCTGACTCGTCAGCTACATGAAGCAGCCAGGCAAGTGGGTTTACATTATACACCTGACTGATGGGCTGGACGTCCCTGACATCCCAGGTACCCATGTGGCAATTGATTGCAGCCGATTCTTCTTCGGTAAGGTCGATGTACCTAGATACAATGAAGACCGACTTACTGCCGTGGCCTCCGAACTTGAACTGCTCGTCGTAGTCCCAGCCCATATACTTCTCCCAGTAACCGGCTTCATTCTTGCGTGATTTTTCAACCTGCTTATACATATTGACCTTGCACACGTCGTGGAGCAATGCCACCTTGATTATCGATTGTTCGGACATCTCTCGGAACTCAGGTCTGTCCTGGAAAGCATTGTATAGACAAACACACTCATCGAACACTGCCAAGCTATGGTCAGCAAGTCCGCCTTCGTATGCGCAGTGATACTTGGTACTTGCAGGTGCGGTGAAAAAGTCGCAGTGCGGTCCGTCGAGCCATGCGATAAGGTCTTCCATACCGGTAGTCTGAGTAGAACGGAGCAGGTTAATGATTCTTTCTCTTGGTGTTTCCATATCAATCAGTTCCTTTCTGTTTATCTTTTTCTGCTAAAGCATTTGCCTTGCAGTAGATGTAATAGTAGCAAAAGTTATCGAATACGTTTCCAACTAAAGCTGCAATGAACAGTACCGTTAGATTCATGGGTATGATTATTGCAATGCCGGCACCCAAGAGTGTTGCCACGCTGCTAACGATATTACAGTTATTATCGTAGCGTTCTCGGCTTCTTTCGTCCGGATGTACTTTAGCCCTGAGACGAATTCCACCATTCGCCATGTTTCGCGTAATAAGTGCGTATATTAGCACGTTAAGGACGAAGTAGAACTTTAGGTCGCCGGTTATCAGAACGTGAGCAAATAGAAATCCGTCAGCTATAATCTCTGCGGTGACAATCCAGAGATAGTGTTTGTATAACATATCTCCTTTCTTGCTCCACAAAAGTCCGAATACGATTACACCTAAACAGGTAACTATCTGCTCACCTGAAATGTAGATATGGTTGACCACCTTCATCATTTCAGCATAAATGTAAGGATAACTCATTGAGTAGAATACGCAGCAAATGAGGTTGGTGGTCAACATGAATTTAGACAGTTTCTGCCGGGTCATTGTGTGTACCCGCTTTCGCTTCATTCGCTCTCTTTACCTTTTGCTTGAGCATCAGAGTTGGCAAGAAACGCTTTATAGCGTTCTTCATACTCGGCCAGCTGAATCTGTTCGAAACCGTTTTCAGTTTCTTTGTAGTACAGATTCAGCAGTACTTCCTGCCCGTTCGGTTCCTTAACAGAACGAATGATGATGGTATCGAACTCACCAGGGTTCGCATTTGTAGCGAAGTCGAATGTTTTAACCATGAACTTGCCATTCGGCATATAAGGCATGGTTAGCGGGTAGAGCTTGCTGAGTTGTCTGTTGATAAAGTTGTTGGTGTAGGTTGAACCGTCGGGATCGACACAGATGAAACGGTCATTGTCATGATAGTAGACAGAGCCGTCCTCTTTGTAAACTGTCTTGAACAGCGAATACATTCTGAGGCACTGATACTCCTTTGTAGTAGGTGTTTCATGTACCAGGTCCCAGACTTCCTCGACATCCTCGATGGGTGTGAGCGGATATCCTGAGCAGAGTCTTTTCAGGATACCTGCGGTGATGTTGAAACTCATGCCAGAGTGTCCGTCACCACAGAGTGACTTGTATGCTTTAAGAGCACTCTGATAACAACCCTTAGCATATTCCAGACCCGCTTCACTTTCGGCTGCGTCTTCGTTCTTCATTGCCACACGCTCACGTTCACAAGCAATGCGGACTTCTTTTTCTGCCCATTCGGTCATGCTCATACAGATACTTCCTCCTTTTTAATTCCAGTGATAATTTCGCTATAAGGTAAACGCTTGATCCATCGGCAGAATTCTTTCCATTCATCCAGCTTGTGACCTTTACGCCAATGGTACATCGCAGCAAGTACCTCATAGTTCAATTTCACAGTACGTCTTTGATTGTAACTGCTAGGCAGTAGCTGTATCAGCTGCCACCACGCTTCCTTGTTCTTTGTCTCAATGAACTGTTCGCGATAGTAGTTCATCAGTTCGATGACTTTCTTAAGCATATCCATTGATTCCAGACCCAGATGGTCGCATGAGAAGTCATCTATGGTAAGCTCTCTATCATGAATCTTGTGCATCGTGCTGCACGAATTCATTTCGATGTGGTCTTCAATGACGTGGTCACCGTCGTAGTCATAGAAGTTCTCCTCGTCGACGAAATCCTTGCCCTTGCGGTACGTCTTGAACTCTTTCCAGAAGTACAGCGGAGCATTGATGTCAACGAACACATCAATAAAGCGACGGTACTTTGCGTGTACCGGACCGCCGGCAGCAAGCTGATTCATCAGTTTCAAGTCTGCCGGTCCGACGAAGTCGTCCTGATTATTGAATTTTCCGAAACCACTGTCTGATTTGTCCCAGCTGTTCTTGGGATTTCTCATGCCCCTGATAGTAGCCTCTAGGCCCACTACCTGGGTATTCTCAATTTGTATCATTAGGCACCTCCTGGCTCATTCTTTTCAGAGACATCTCCTCTAATAGTTGAAAGTGCTCGGCAAACCTTGCATTGTCCTCACACTCTTCGCACTTGCTCATATCAGAACAATAACCATCAAGAATGGGACAATAGTTCTCGTCATTATCCTTCGTAGTTCTATCGTCCCAGAAATTGTATTCAGCCATTGTTCGTCTCCGTATTCGTTTCGATGCTCTTCTGAATAAGGCGAAGCTGACTGTCCCAAGGTGCGAGTGCTTTACCGATATCGACAGCCGTCATGTTTCCAACCAAGCCGTCACCGTAGTTGTCATACCATTCAGCTTTAGCTGCATCCTGCTCAGCACTGTTACCTTCCTTATCGCCGTCTCGATAATTGTACTTGAAAGCATTAAGTTTGCAGAACCAGTACACAGCGAGGTCACCGAATTGGTCTCGCATTTCCTCGATGCACTCTTTCTTACCTGGCTTATTGTAGTGTGACGGGTGGTCTACATTCTTTCTAATGGATTCGTCCATAACGATTGCTCCTTTATAGATGAGCCGACCTCCTGCTGTTATGTAAACGGAAGGTAATCTAGAATCCCTTCCGGTAGCAAATTAGGAGGTCCTAATCTAGAATTGATGGCTCGTGTCTTGCTTATTTCTGACTGGCTTCTCGATAAGACTTAGGCAACTCGACCTTGAAGTTCTCCCACTTCTTGTAGGCGTCGATGTAAGCCTCGTCCTTGTCGCCGTTGTAGGTGACTTCATAATACATACCGTCAGACATGGGAGTACTGAAAAGACCCTTGTGATTCTGAAGTGTCTTGCAGTACCAAACCACATAAACATCTTCTGCTTTGAGCTCCTGGGAATCTGACACGTCACGGTGTTTGTTGAAGTAATCTGCAACAACCTGCTGCCCGAACTTGATAAATTCTGCTGAACCGAACATGGTGCATCTCCTTTCATATATAATGGTGAGCGGGTCTATCTAGCATCAACCCGCTCGGGTAAATTACTTAGGAGGTCTTCCGTATGGCTGGAGAAGACTTTTTGGCTGCTAGAAACCGAAAGGATTTGGGCTTAGACAAGCCCTGGTCAAGGCCTAGGGAGTCGAACCCTATCTAACGCTACGCACCACCCTGCTCTTTTCAGCCGAGACTCGAACTCGGATATGTAGCGTTCCTTCCGTTGGATATGCCTTGATATGTGAGACAATCGTATAGGTTATTCCCTGCTTTATTCACCTACTCCACAATGAGCATTATGAATTTAGTTAAGGCATTTACAGCAAATTCTCGATCGGTTCCTTGCTGTCGGGCAGGAGGCCGGCACTTGCATCCGGTTTTAACCTCCAGAGCCACTCCGTAATCTTTTTCAACCCGTTATTATGTCAGCCATGGGCTCGATTGTCTCACTGATTGGGGTAGCGGGATTCGAACCCACGAATGGCAGTGTCAAAGGCTGCTGCCTTACCTCTTGGCGATACCCCAGCAAAAATCCCAGTTCTAGAACTGGGATATAAGATCAGCGATTTTCTGAATTGGGAGTCTTCTGTCTGATGCCAGATTCTGGTGTGGTCGGTTTGACCTCTCTCGGTTCCTCGTTCGCGAACTCCTCGAAGTATTTCGCAACTACACGAAGACCGTTCACGAAAGATTCGAGCGTATCCAGATCCACTCTGTCGTCTCTGAGGTCCTTTCTGAACTCACTGATACCTTTCTCGAGTTTTGTCAGGCCTTCCTTTGCCTTGTGAGCATCGGCATTATTGAATACAACAACCGTAACCTTCATTCTGTTACCTCCTATGGATTAGCCTTTGGTTTTGTGTTTACTGTATATGTATTATAACACAGTACCCGGTTTTGAACCGAAGATGCTAGATTCTCAATCCAGATTAAACTCATCATCTGAGTCGTCTGGGTCTTCCTCATCGCAGCCGTCCTCCTCGGATGCTCGATCAGATTGTTCCGGAAGATCTTCCATTTCTGTTGCGAGCATCTTAGCAAAAATGTGCGGCAGCCCGGTAGCTTCAAGCTGCTTGGTAATACTCCCGATAGTAAGTCTGCTCTTGAGAGCTTCGCAGAAAGTATCATGAGCAGATGCTACCAATTCAGCGTATTTCTCAATCTGAGCTTCTTCCTCTGGTGTGGGCTTTCCCCCTAAGAACTTACTGAAATCCGGACGCTTGTCCTCGATGCAATCAAGCAAGAAGTGTGAACATACCTCAAGGAGACCTTCGTAGGCATCCTTCTTGCTGCAATTTGCAGACATTGCTACGCCAGAATCCTGAAATACCATCGCAAGGTATCCATTATTCGGCATTGCGGTAAACACGGAAATCTCCGGATTAGTCTTATCCATTTTATCTTCCTCCCTACTCTTCATATCAGGCACCATCCTTGTAATATCGATTGCTGCAAACACCAACCATTGTTCTGGCAGGTATCAGGTAGATATATCCTTCTAGGTTTTGCTGCCATGACTGCCTCCTCTCGGTCTCTCAAATGTTCTTATCTGTTCTACATGACCGCACATACATGCAGCATTTGAAAGTGCTTTGAGTTTGGATTCGGTAATCCACCAATACCAAGCACGGTCATCGACAACCCTGTAGACTAAGAACTTACCCACAGGGTTGCTTATGTCTTTCGGAAACCCGAACACAACCAGGCTACCATTTACAAGGACATTCTGAACAAACGGATTAGTCTTCTGCATTGATGTAAACCCTCACGCAATCGTTGAACACATACCAGCACAGAGTTTCGAACTCAAAGTCGGTGATCGTCAGGTCGTCTGTGCAAGAATGCTCCCAGATGTTTTTAGCAACTCGGAGGAAATCAGCATCGTCACGAGCGCCTCGAGCTATTGCGAACATTTCGCTGTACTGCTCGTTCGTACCCTTACGATACAGATTGTATCTGATGCAAAGGCTTCTGAGCGCCGAAATGTCCATTTTACGGGTAATTCTGATATCGTCCATGATGTACCTCCTTGCTCGTAGTTGGTTGTGTTTTATTGTATCACTATTATAACATATAATACACCATGAAACGAAGTTAATGTGCACCGTCAACTTCAGACTTGACGGTTATCTTGTGCTCATCGACATTATACGCCTTGCACAATATCTTCTTGGCATCTTCAAGAGTGACTATTCTTCCGCCGAATTCCCACTCATAACTCGCTTTAACGAACTCATCAAGTATCGCCTGCACAATCAAATCGTTCATAGATACACCTCCTTACAGTACCAGACACCCAGACTTCTGACACAGAACTTTTTGCATAACTATCTTGGTAACCTGTTCTAACTTTCGATAAGAAGCTTCAGCGAACGCTCGGTCAATAACATCTACAAAGGCACACGGGAAAAGTTCGTTGGATAGCGGACCATTGATTATCTGGGTGAGAAAGTCCCTGTCAACCGTACTATCAACAGGAATATTAAAGACGGTTGAGTACTCCTCGACGATACGAACTGCACAATCAGGCTGTTCAGACTTAGGAATAGGCTTAACGTCAATTCGGTTGAATCGCCGAACGAGTGCCTTATCCTTAGAAAGAAATTCATTGAACTCGTCTACTGTTGTGGCAGCAATCACACAAAACTCACCTCGAGCGAGTGCCGGTTTGAGGAGGTTTGCAGCTGACACAGCACCTTCTGCTTCACCCAGCGTAGAGAGTATATGTGCCTCATCGATGAAGAGAAGAACCTTTTTCTTTGAATCCCTCAGCTCTCTGATAATATTTTCAAGACGTTCCTCGAATTCGCCTCTGTACTTCGAACCTGCCAGCAAGTCACCAGAAGATAACTCTATCACAAGCGGGAGTTCTGGAGATGATACCTCCTCTATTTCAGGGAGGTATCCATCATTTTCTTCCTGCTTTGACAACCAGTTAGCGTAGAGCTCTTCCTCAAGAACCTGGGCAAGCCCTTCAACAATAGCTGTCTTACCACAACCAGCTGCACCGATGAGCATAACATTCGGCTTGGTGCGTCGCCTGAGTGCAATGCGGATTTCCTCGATGTCTTTGCTTCTGGCATAGCACTTAGGTAATGCACCGGTTGCTGCTAGCAAAGTGAGATTTCGTCCATACCTGCAGATATTCTCGCACTCTCGATTGATATTTTTCAGTCTGCGGATATAATCATTTTTTCTGTCCATATTGACCCTCCTATATTGACCTAGAATCTTGATTCTGGTCTAAGTTCATTCCTAACCTACATAAGCAGTTAACCCAGGCGATTTCTTACCTCATCTTCACAGACTCCTTTATGTCTATTGTATCCACATTATAACATAAGAAATGCGTGAAGCACGAAGTTAGAATTGTCCCGCTTTAATACCATGAATTAGCTGTAAGACAATCTGAGTAAGTTGATTAACCAGACACTGATTGAACATAACCCAGTATTGCTTAGCGGTGTGTTCATCCATGTGCAGAACTTCACGCTCAACTGCCACATCGGTAGCTACCTCCTGCACAGTCCGCTCAAGAACATTGAACAGCTTAAAGCCAATCTGCAGACTGATGCGGTTGGGGTCATCAAACCTCGGCTTATCTCTGACAGCAGCACGAACAACCACATGGTCAAGCTGTCTAGGAACCCATGCTTGGATTGCCTGACCGATGTATTCTTCAGCTTGTTCCACGAGCTTATCCGTCTCGGTTTTCGGTGCTGGTGTGATGCCGGTTAGAATTATGCTTTTCTTTTCACCGACAGCCTCTGGGTTGTTTTCTATATACTTTTCCATAGCTTCTCCTTTTGATATTGATTCGAACTCTTCAGCGGTCAGATGTCCCCTTAGAAGCATATCCTTAGCGTTGTAGGTCAGGGGATATTCTTTCTGGTGATGTGCTTCAATTTCAAGTATCTTGTCTAGATTTGGCATAATAAACCTCCTATATTAGCGTCCTGCAAAGTGAACTGAGTCGCTGATGCCAACCTAAGGCAATAACACCGGGTCATTAGTCAACTTGCTGAACTCACCGAGTGACATAGTATCTTTGAATTTCATTTAATCATCTCCTTTCTGAATATTATCCAAGAATTGTCGAAACTGTTCACGGAACTGTTTTCGATACCTAGCAATCTGTGGCTGAGAGCATTGATACTTGATCGCAATATCTTTTTGCTTAGGTGATTCTCCGTAAGCTGCACCATAAGCAAATTCCTCACATACATCTTTGTATCTACCGTCAGGTAATGTTGCCAAGAAATCATCTATCTGGTCTTCAAAAAGACCCGGATAAAAATCCGGTTCAGCTGGGATAAAGTCACCATATCTAGCGCTGTCACTCTTTTCATCATCTACTAGAGCGTCCAACGACCCGATTATAATCTGGTCAGCCTCACCCTTCTCCCAGATACGTCTGGGTATGCGAATTGTCGAGCAGTTCTCTCGGCAGAATCTCTGCATAGCTCCTTGGATGCACGGTACTGCATACGTCGCAAAAGCAAGACCTCTACCCTGGTCGAATTTCTGACAGACTCGCCAGAGTTCTATAAACCCTTCTTGTAGGCAGTCATCATACCAAGTCTTCGGACAACTAACCCGCTTTATACAATAATACACCAGATTCTGATTCTTTTCAAATAGTTGCTCGGGAGTCATCATTACCTACCTCTTTTCTGAACACACAGACATTATAGGTAACAGAAGACTTCTTGATACCATATTTCTTGGACATCTGAGTAATGGTCATGGTAGCATAGTCAGCAAGAAACTGTTTCTTCTCCTCAAGTGACCATTTATGTCTTTTCTTTGCTTTGGGAGCTTCAGATTCTGATTTCTCTCGCTCCTGACGAAGCTCGGCTACTCGCGTATCGATGGCTTTATCAAGTTCTTCTCCTTCCGGAGTGGCATCGAGTATTATTCGCCTACCCGGCTTATCGCCGCTTTCCTCAGGCTTGCGTCGCTCAGCTGCTATCTTACGCATAGCCTGAACATCTGCTTTGTCAGCATACTGCAGTTCAGCATCTCGGTATTCCGTACCGTTAAGCAATGCGGTAGTGTCCAGATTGAGATTGAACTTCTTAATGAGCATAGCTGCCAGAGCTTCAACTCGCATACTGACTTCTTTTTCTTTCTGAGCTTTAATTCGCTTTGCTTCTGTCTCAGCCAGTTCGTTGATGATACGCTCCAGAATGTGCATATCAGCTACTCGCGGCTTAAGCCCAAGCTGTCGAGTAAGTGCTTCGTCCACCTTATTCATCAGCTCAATGCTGAGTGAATACATGAACCTAGATTTAGAAGTGAGAAACACCTCGACGCTCACGGTAGTAATCTGTTCACATAGGATAAGCTGATTGCGGCCGCCTTCGGGTCCTTCCATGTATCTAAAATAGACGTGCATAGGCAGATGGTCGGAATCACGAGTTGTAAGCGGGACGACGTTGAATATGGGTGCATTGAGATTATTTTCCTCGCATGATACGATAAGATAAGGTCGGGATTTCTTCTGTACAGACGATGTCTTGCTTCCGTCACCATTCTCATTATCAAAGTGCAGGAACCAAACGTCACCTCGTCTGTAACGACTGTACCACCTATCCATATTGTACCTCCTAATGTAAAATTTACATACATATTATAACAGATTCTACCGTGAAATACGAAGTTGTGAATGTGTAGCACGCTGTGGTTTACCACACGGTTGTGCACCGTGTATAACTTTTATAGTAAAACCGCGGAATCGTGTGCATGCAACAAAACGCTGTAGGAGAACCTACAGCGTTTATTGGTGCCGGTAACCGGATTCGAACCGGTACGATGCATTCATCGAGGGATTTTAAGTCCCTTGCGTACTACCAATTTCGCCACACCGGCACAAGAACAATAGCTAAAGCTAACCTAGGCTTGTCGTGGTTTATCGCGATTCACCTTACTGCCTGTCAGCAGACGTCTCTGTAACTGCCACCTAGGCTAACCTGCTGGTTTTTTGGGGCGGGTTTAACCGGCAAACCACTACCCCTTAGGATAAATCCGCTTGGGTAAAACTGTCTCATTATATCACCTCTGATAAAGTTGGTGGTGGGTCGGATTACAACCATTGCAACCAGATGCTCGAGCACCTAGCTCCTGCCGTATTCGTCACGTATCATGAGGTATTATCCGCGCTAGATAAACTGCATGACCGTCAAGGTTGCCCACCCTTTTGTATGGGCCTCCTGGGGCTCGAACCCAGAACCTCCCGGTTATGAGCCGGAAGCTCTAACCAATTAAGCTAGAGGCCCTATTAGTCTATGCCACCTACTCTTTTATTCAGCGACACAGACTGCTACGCTGCAGAGTCTAGATATATCGTTTCACTAGATGAGAACAGAGTAGCTTAAATCTCATTGGTGCGAGCTGCAGGACTCGAACCTGCATGATTCTGTCTTGACACTACCAGAACCTTTCTATCTTATCTGCCACATCGTAAGTGCCTACTCGAACAGCCTCGATAGCGTTTGTATTCCAATTCCACCAAGCTCGCAAATGCCTCTTTATCGTAGAGGTTTATGCCGATAGGCTATCCAAACCTAGAGACAACGCCGGACTAAACCGGAGGACTGTTGGCACATCCTGCTAGATAATGTGACGACCGTCAGCAAATCCCAGATTTCCCAATAATGTATTAGTATCAGGAAATAAGCTGCGTTTCTTCCTTCGTCACGTCTGGCGCCGATAGTAGGATTCGAACCTACGGTACCTTGCGGTATCACTGGTTTTCAAGACCAGCTCCATAAACCTCTCGGACATATCGGCAATTTAATGGTGCTCGGAAACAGATTCGAACTGTCACTGAATGGTGTTTGAGACCACTGCCTCTGCCGTTGGGCTACCCGAGCAAAGAGTGACCCCGAAGGGTCAAAAGAAAATAAGATAAATGTAGAACAAAAGAAAGGAGACAACAAAACGTGTCCCGGTTTCCCGGGTGGTGGTACCGGCAGGTCCTGCCCCTGCTGGCGATTGGCGGCGGGAGTTACAATCGCCTATGCTCCCGTCCGTGAATGCGCGTCATCTAGCCGCGCTGCGGTACCATATGATGTTGTGTTCTATTGTATCATTATTATAACACATTAAAACCGTGAAAACGAAGTTGTATATAGGAGAATGGGAGAGCGAACAGGTGTGAGCAATTCGCTCTCCCATTGACAAAAACCGGGCTCTAACAGCCAAGTGAGGATATCAGATTAAATCAAAGACGCACCAGTCTTCTGCGAGCATATCAGCCTGACTTGCGAGCCAACCCATCTGGATGCCTGAAGTACCTACAAATGCGATGGCCTGATTGCCGATGGCATTATGCTCAGAATTGATAATGGTACCGTCAGGTGTTTTAAAGCTGATGCAAGTTGCAAGCTGAATATACTGCTTCTTACCGTTCCATCCTGCACGAGCGAGCTTATAGCCACGCTTCATCAGCTCGATAGCATGACCGAACGAGAGATTAGCAAAATCTCTGTATGCCTTCTCGAATGCTGACGCAGGGCTCCAAGATTCATAGCCGTCCTCATAGCGAACGAGATATCCGGAATCGTCAGCACGCTCACCCTTTTCAGTAAGGATACTGTTTCTTCCGCTACGTTCTGCATAAGTGCCTCGAGTCATGGGCTCTGCCTCGATAACCTTTGTACCTACGAATTTTTTCATAGAAATAACCTCCTGATATTTATACCCAGTTTTCCTGGGGTTCTACCTTGTCAAATTCAACGCTGACAATCATGTTGGTAAGGTCTTCGCAGTCCAGCTCATCAAACTGCATCTTGTCACCATTGCTGGGTTTTGTCAGCGTTATTCGGAACCAGAACTCATCATAATTGCCATTATAGAGTTCGAGCTCGCAGTCATTGGACTCCAGTCTGTCGACATCTTCTGAGTCGCAATTCCCCCAGAACTCTAAGCCCTCGCTTAGAATAGAAGCACCTTTACAGTTGCCACCTACCGTAAGAACGACATGTCCGAAGTAGTCAGCACGCGCAAAGGTTACCTTGACATGGTGATAATTATTATCTTTAGGCTCATAGCTTTCAAGCAAGATTGATCCTCCCCTCTTCTAGATTAGGAATCGGGGCGACAGGATTCGAACCTGCGACATCTACATCCCAAATGTAGCGCGCTAACCAGACTGCGCTACGCCCCGTTGTCTGAACACCAACCCTCCAGGTGTTTCAGTGCGTCAATGCTACCACTGACTTCCCTATTCGCCGCCAAGACTATTGCCCCGGCTACAGAATCATTGATAAACGGTCATGTCGATAAGTCGTTACCTCCTCGACATGTCAAGTGCAGAGCCTTTACCTTTCTTTCACGAGCAACTACGCCAGTTCGGAACTATTGCTTCGGACTGCCTTTCATTGTGACTCTATCTCGCTTGCAATCGCTCAAGGCTGCGCTTGAACACCTCTAATGCGGGTAACAGGACTTGAACCTGCACACCTTACGGCATCAGAACCTAAATCTGACGTGTCTGCCAATTCCACCATACCCGCATTTGGCAGGGTGACGCGACTCAACCCCGCTTATTATGAATGCAATGAACGGTACGAAAAGAAGTACCGTGTAGTGTTCTACTACATTCACATTATAACATTATGTCTACCGTAATATCGAAGTTAATCCTTAGAACCTTTTCGGTAGCAAGAATAACTGCAGCATTTCATGCTCTTATTCTTTCCCGTCTCCTTGTCGTATATCGATATTGTGTAGACGTACTCAGACTTTGAGACGAACATAGGCAATGCGAATTCCTTATGACAAATCGGACAGACATACTGCCTAGACTTTAATTCTCGGTCAAACTCCTTCTCGCTTTCGGTTGCATCCATATGATTACTCCTTTCTCACCAACAGGTGTAGATATCGATCGTACCCCACGCACACCCAGTGTCGTAGACTTTTCCAGGACCGAGTGAAGTTACGGTAATTGAACCATATGGTAAAAAGCTATAGTCTGCGGCTACACAGATATATCCATCGGCATCTCTGATTGTACCGTCGTCACCGTGATGTCGGTCAGGAATAGCCAATCCAGGGCCCGGGAGTGAGTTTTCTGAATAATAGGTTTCCTTGTGCCCGTCGTAATAGACCACTCCAGCCCGTCGGGTAAGTGGACATTCAGATATACAGTAAGCACTGGTATACTGTAAGGTGATTCCCGTAACCGGACACACATTTTCACCTGTAGTGGGTTCGTCGATTTGGAGTACAGGCTCTGTTTCAGTTTCAATCAGAGCGTCTACATAAACCGACTCTGTTTCGGTAGGTGCCTCTGTAATGGGTTCCGTCTCGACCACAGGTGCTTCTGTAACCGCTACGGTTGTTGCTTCGTTCGCGGTTGTGCTTGTTGTTCTGGTTGTTCTTGATGTAGAAGTAGCTGCGGTAGTGGTTGTGGTTGTGCTTGTTGTTCTGGTTGTTCTTGATGTAGAAGTAGCGGTGGTAGTAGACAGAAGTGTCTCTGCTGTCTGTACTATGTCAGTGCATAGCTCGAGTTCGTCTACCCCGACTGCGATGTCAACAGCTGACGAGTCTTTCATCTCAGAATTGAGGCTACCGCAACCGGTTAATAGACTTGCCACTGTCAGGATTAGGATTGCTGATTTTGTTTTCATTTCTTCTTTCTCCTTTATGTGTTTATTGGACGTCTACAGTTTCAAATTATATATTATCGTCAACCTCGGTAACGAAGTTACACATAAACCACGCACGCTAACGCACAACACATGGTTGTGATTTACATATAATTACACTATAAACACACAGTCTACACGCAAAACCACAGCAAAACACACGCAAAAATGACGACACACATACTGTATAATACAAGAGCCATAAAACCATAAAACCGCCCTAGACAACTCAATGCCCAGGGCGGTTTGCTACTCAATTATCTTTCTTTCGAATACGAAATGTATGCTTCAATCTTAGCAGTAATCCAGTCCTCGATGTCTTCTTTGTCTTCCGTCAGCAACTCATACGCTTTCTGCGTCAGATTGTCCTTAATATAATCTACGCACGCACCGAGAGCTTCCTTCTGAGACGCTGTGTTCCAGGTTCCGTTCTCCTTCGCAAGCCGGACAAATGTCTGCTCGACGTAACCGATGCCATCTTCCAGAACCGTCTGAAACTCCTGAAGAGCAAGCTGAATCTTTTCGGACTTGGTTTTAGCACTGAGCCACGCTACACCAGAGCGAATCAGTGCCAGTGCTGCTACTGCCAACGCGGTGGCAATAATGTCGGTGATGATGTCCTGAATGTTCATAATCGATACCTACCTTTCTTGTTTACCGGGCGTCTTTTTCTATAAAATCTAACCAGGCGATTGAAATCAGTCCCGGTTTGATTTCTTTGATTTCCTTATAGAGTTCTACATAAGCGGCATGGGTGGCACCGTTACCGCCCATTTCAAAATAATCCTCCATGTCGTCGTGAAGCTCTGAAATATACAACCGAAGCCGTTCATCTGAGATGTTCGGGTCTTCCAGCTTATCCCTGACGCAGTTTATTGTACGATTCAGATTAGCACGAAATAGCTTTTTCAGCATTCGTGTATTGAGCTCTTGCTGGGCCCGCTCTTTCTGAACTTCTTCAGAATCAGCAGCTGCCTGAGCATTTTTCTTATCGACTTGAGACCAATGTCTCTGGAGGAGAGTGCTGATTAGCCCGCTACTTAGAACTGCTACGACAATAGTGATAATATTTTCTGTACTCATTCTGAATCGACCTTTCTTAATTAAAATTCTTTATCGATATAGGTTTCTCTGATTGGAGCTTCACCGAAGACTTTACCGTCTATCCCCTCACGAACGGGTACGTTATCTGGTGTAAACTCTAGATTACCACCTCCATCTATATTTTCTATATACCCGTCATTTATCAGCTCGATATAATCTATCTGTAACAAAACAAGCCAATGTGACATACGAGCACACATCTGTAGGTACCAAGACACCTCAGCTTCAGAGTAGCATTCTATTCTGAATATATCATGCAGGTACCCCTGCTGCCGCTGTCTCCTTAGATATAATGGAAAAGCAACTTTTCTGCGGATACTGATGTAAACATACGCATAGAGTGGTTTATTACCATACATAATATCTGTATTCATGCGATACTACATCCTTCCTTAATCTAGCCACTGTACCAATAGATAAGCAGTGGATGATGCTGACTGAACGGTAGCCTCTTCATCGAACTGAATGTCACCATTAGGCTTTAGGCGTAATTTCAACCCATCTCGAGATTGCAGATATTCACCAACTGCGAATGTATCGATAGCGGGTTTGCATACTCGTGTGGCATTCAGGATATGAAGGTTTAGGTATGTAGCAGAATCGCCGGAGAAGCTAATCTCTACCTTAGCATATGAACGATTTTGGGAGTCACGGTTACCAATCTGAGTATAAGCAATCCTAGACTCATTACCTTGATAAGTATTCACGTCGACACTGACTAATCTAGGCTGATAATTCACCTTAGGTATCTCAGCACGGAGTTGTTCTACAGACTGCTGCCACCTGGATAACAGCTGATACACCAAATACTCGGTACTATCTTGACCTAGGTAATCTCCTACGGTATAGTTTGCCATGTACTCACCGCCCTTTCATAATAAAAATAGATACGAGCAGGCGTGGGTTCCTTACTCGTATCTATTATAGGTTTAATACTCAGGTTATGGAGTTACACGAACAATCGAAGCCCGTCTCTCAGAAAAACCTTCAGGTATTTCTTCATTGCTGCTGAGATCACATCAAAGATAATTGATGAATCCATTTTTAGCTTCTCCTTTCGATGAAATTACCTTTTTATTGATTAGCAAGCTGAGCCTGCAACGCCTTAATTGCCGCTGTCAGCTCTGCGTTGCTCATGGCGTAGGGCTGATAGGTGGTATCACTTAAACTTGCAAGCTGCACCATGATATTAGTAATGGTTGATGCATTACCGCTTGTTGGTACGCCGAATCTCACAGATAGTCTATCAGCGGTTGCCGACGTTGTGAAAGTTAGTGTTTTCGTACCTGTTTCGCATACATATACATTTGAAAATCTGTCATTTTCAAGAAAGACAAGTTGTCCGTTGCTGTCTGATGAATCTAAGGTTACGGTATATGAGGTATTAGGTTTTACAGGTATATGATATCCATTAATTTGTGGCATAGTATACGAATCGTTACCTGTTGCTGTTAGAGTTATGCCATTTGTAGTCGCCGTTATTGTGGCGCGTGTTGCACCAGTAAGCGAATTATACCAACTGTCAAAATCAAAAATATTTTTTACACCCTGATTCGCATTGTATAAAATATTGTTTTCATTTGTCTGCTCTTTAGCCGTCAGCTCTGCGTTCGAGAGGGCGTGAGGAACGAACTCATTAAAACCTGCATCATATGCAGATTTTGGAATTATTCTGAAATTTCTAATTGTGATAGAATTGCTATTTGCGGGTTCAGTAACGAGATACAGACATAGATATAGTGTATCAACGTCAGGTGTAAATTCAAACGAATAGTGTCCAGCGGCAGTTATATCAACTCGTCCATACGGGGCTGATGCAGCACCGGTTATTTTTGTGGGGTATAGCATTATTGACGAATTGTATGAAGTCACATCAAAATCTATCCGATATCTAATGCCAATAGTAATAGGTAAGTTCCATACTATACGTTTATATGTTGCTGTTGTGCAAGATGCAACTACACTACCAGTAGCATTATCAAAGCTATACGTTGTTGATGTGGACATATATGCAACATCGTTTAAGTCTAAGATATTATATGACCGCCCATTCTGCGTATAAATAGAAGAAATATTGTTTTTATTCATTTTAATCTGTGCAACTTCTTCGCTGTTGATTCCGCTGTTTACTGCCGCAAGCTGTTCTGTTGTAAGAGCATTCTGCTTAGCATTCCAGGCTGACTTCTCAGTATCACTGACAGCTCTATGTGTGCTGTCATAGTTGATATATGCCGGATTCAACTTGTTGCTTGCTGAAAGCTCTGTCTGCAAACCAGAAACAAGGTCAGCAACACTGAACTCAATGGTGTTCCCATTCTGCAAGGTGAGAACAACTTTCTGTGTCTGACTGTTGTAAGAACCGCCTACAACAACACTTTCCAGAGGTAAGTCAATTGTCTGTGCTGTACCTAAGTTATCACCATTTTGGTCTTTTAGCTGACCAGTCATAACAAAAGTCGAACTGTTAATTGTAAGACTGAGAGCTGTTGCATACTTAGTTGTGTCGGGGAGAGCTGATACGTCCGCTGCTGTTGTTGGAATGGTAATATTTACAACCTTGTCGACATCAGGATTTACAGTTGAGCTATTAACTTTAATGCCCTGTATAGCTGTGTCAGCCTTGTCGCCCTGTGTAGCAGTTGCAGCATTGATGTCACTTGCTTGTGTGGGAACGGTGATATTTACTGTACCGCTAACAGGTGTGATACTCGTGCCATTCTTCTGAATATTTGTTATTGGTACTGTTGGTATATCTGCTGTATCAGCCTTGCTGTCAAGAGCTGCTTTAATAACCTTATTCTGAACAGGATTCGTGCTAGAATCATCGAGCGTATCGTCTACAACAGTCTTATTAGCCTGTGCTTCTATACCAGCAAGTTTCTCCTTATCAGCAGTCGTATAATCGTTTGTACTTAATCCTTTACCTGATACTTTATCAACCTTACCGTTGAGTGCCGTATCAACGTCATTCTTGCTATATACATCCGCCGCATTAGCCTTGCTAGCCATCTTAGCATCAATCTCTGCCTTTGAGTAGTCAGCATCAGCTTTCTTCAAAATGTCTTCTACCTGCTGTCCATTCGTGAAGTCAAGCACGAAGGGTTCGCTTGATTGGTTTGCCATAGGAAATTCCTCCTTTTCTGGATACAGTCAGCACCTCTTCTTGAAATGCTGACAGGATTTAGATGTCCATTGCGATGTTACCTACTCCTCTTCGAGGTGCCCGAACTTGTTAATAATCCGCGATTCTTCGATCTGGTTTATGAAATAGAATGGATTAGTACCAGGAATCCGCTTAGTACCGAATGAAATGCTTTCCGGAATCGAAAACCTAGAAGCATTCCACGGTATGCTGATCGGATAGGTTCCGTGCTCTGAAGATCTTTCCTGCGCAGTACCGTCTGATTTGAATCCCTGAATGAATGCATCTACTGTTTCATCGGTTAATTCTACATCGTTCGGTACATCAACTGTGAATTCCCAATTCATAGCTACCTCCTCATTCTACGAAACCCTTCGAAATATCTATAGAAATTGTCTTGTAAATCCACTCAGATGATTTCAAAGGATATTCGGTATATGCTTTGATATGCACAATCTGTTCATTCGGTATTGGATTGTGGAATCGGATAGTCGGTGTCATGATAGTAGCATAATCTCCGAATATAGGAAAAGCAGTCTTTTGTGTTGAGATTGAACCTTGGTTCACGTGAATATTTGCTTCGACTCTCCAGTCGCTTGCAGTAACTGGGTCATTAAGCTGTTCAAACCCGATGCTAGCATCTGAGGTCAACCACTGCTTCAATAGAGTCCAAGAAGACCCGCCGTCAGTCGAATAGTAGATTGCTGACGTACCACCTATTCCAACCTTTGATAATCTTCCGACGCAGTCTACCGTGATAGGCTCATCATAGTGATAATTGATATATGAATTTCCATATCCCTTCCACCGCGTAGACTGATACGGAGAATTTGCCATCCCCTCAGAGTGACCCCAGGACGAAACTTCGTAGTAGGAGCAACCTGTTGCGTGATTCCAGTCAATCAGATCATGAGCTTGAATGGTTTGATAATTTATACCGAACCAATCATACTCAGACGGATCCATTACCTGATCGTTGACTTTGACGGTACACCCTTTATCCCGCATCAGAATAGGAACAGGAAGATTAAAATCAGTAGTGGCTCCGTCGCCTACTATCTGAAATTCAAGCTCTGTAGGTTCAAATATAGAATGATCCGGTAGGTTGATAGTCAATCCACAAGAGTTCAATATAAATCCGAGGCTCTTTATCTGATAGATTTCCTCTGGGTCTGCCAAGTTACCTTCCGAGCTCATCGCAACGTCACTCCAAGAATACCGATATACTACCCTACCGTCAACCAGAGTGCTTCGGTTGCTACCGTTAGTTTTTAATATGGGTGACAATCCGGAGTAACCTATATTCTTATTCGGATTCAAGCTTAGCTGCCCGGAAAAAACCTGACAAGCCATCAGCCAACTTACCAAAGTTCCGTAGGAGTATCTATCTGGATAACTGGAATATGCAATCCGGTATGACTCTGTCGGAAGAGAAGCAATGCTAGAGTAAGCCGGGAAAGAAATTTCAGAGTCCCAGATTGCAGTACTTCGAAGGTTTATCAGGACATTTGCAGGTAGACTGCTCGTGTCTAAAGAAAATTGCAACTCGATATCTAGAGTTAGCGTGTCAGTGTCGGTTTTCTGAATCACGATAGGCTGTCCTTCAGAGTCATGAAAGTTTGCGATACTGTATGTGTTCGACGGTTGATTTCCATTCTGTCCATGACTCAGTGCGAGCTCAGCTAAGTCGCCGTTCGCTTGAGATTCTGACAGAGTTATGGTTACATTAAATCGCATAAAATCCTCACCGGCAGTGTGAGTCAGGTTTCTGCCGGTCCAGGAAATGCTCTGATTGAATATCGGGTTGTGAAGCTGCGTATCTGCAGATGTATGCGGTTCAGTACCCGTGCCTAGAAATAGATATAGATCGAGATTATGTCCTCCAGTATAGAATGTTGGCAAAATGTTCGTCTTCCAATAATCTGTGACCGTATTGTGAATTGTTACGTCTTTCTTGAGCTTACCTGATGCGGCATCGAAAAGACGAAATCTATATCGATTTTGTACCTTGAAATTCAAATCAATTCTTTTCATAATAACCTCCTAACCGATGATTTTGCCCGAGAATTCGTATTCGATTGACGCTGAACAAGACAAGGCTGAAGCGTTGAAAAACTCGTTCGAGCTTGCGTTTATATATTCATGTCGTTTCACCTCAAGATTAGCAGCAGCTGATTGAACGTCACCTTGAAACTGTTCTACTATTTCTGACCGAAGGGTCCGTTTCTTATATGCAGGTAGAGAAGCTGTAATATCATAAGCAGCACCTGCGAACGTTTCTTGATAAGAGTATTCAAGCGATTTGGTTTCCAGCGTGAGTGCTGGTAGTGCAGGTTTACAGTAAGGAGTAACCTGAAATTGACATCGATTGAATTCATGAGTGGTAAACTTCAAATGTGAATGAAGCGAACCTAAGGGTTTATCTAATGTCAGTAATAAATCGCCGCTATCTATCGCTATTGACGTGAATGTATATCCGACAGGAGCTGTAGGTTCGTTCACAGTCTGAAATCGAGTATCAAGTGAAACAATTGGATATTTGAATCGACACCGAACTGCCATATTACTACCCGCCCACTCTAAGGTAGCAGTTGGGTTTAAGTCTTGATAATAATCAGGATCAGATGTTCTTGACGGGTTCAACATCGTAAAGTCCAGCGGATGAATGCTGCCAGAAAAGTAGCTTGCTTCTACTGTTCCCCCGAT